TTTCAAGAAACTAGTCAAATGTTAAAAGAACATTGTGGGTGTATTACAGACAGAATCATATTAGGAAAGAGTAGACCAACCGTTACTATTATAAATTCTTTTGAAAAAAAAGTAGAAGATTATAAACCAAAACAACTTAAACCGAAAGATAATTTTTAATGCTTAAACGTTGCTTTATTGAAAGTTCTATTGATGTAGGGACAGGTCTAATCCTTGCTGTACTCATTCAATTATATATTTTTCCAGTTTTTGGGCTCTATCCCACTATTCTGGATAGTATGGGGATCGCTTTAATTTTTACAGTGGTGTCTATTATCCGATCTGCATTCTGGAGAAATTTTTTTAGGAAAATGAAATGAAGACTATTGTAATTGGACCCCCAGGTACAGGAAAAACAACCACTCTTTTAAATTTGGTGGATAAATATTTAAAGAAAACTGATCCAGATAAAATTGGATATTTTGCATTCACTCAAAAAGCTGCGTATGAGGCGAGAGATAGAGCAATGGAAAAATTTAATTTAACCGAAGATGATCTTCCTTATTTCAGAACACTTCATTCACTAGCTTTTAGAAGATTAGGAATACAAAAAGATAATGTAATGCAAAGAAGCCACTACGAAGCTCTAGGAAAAGAATTGGCGTTCCCTGTGGACTATGAAGATAATATGGTGGATATGAATGGAATTTTTTCTACTAAAAGTGATTACTTAAGAATTATTCAATTGTCAAAATTAAAAAATATTTCTTTAGAAAAACAATACGATCTTAAAGAACATACCCAGGATGTAGAATTTGATAAACTTAAAATTATATCAAACGAATTAGAGAGATACAAAAAAGAATATAACTTAATAGATTTTAATGACATGATTTTAGATTTCACTAAATCTGATACCTGTCCTAAATTTGATGTAGTATTTATTGATGAGGCACAAGATTTATCTCTAATGCAATGGGACATGGCTAAAATTATATGGGATAAATCAACAGATAATTATATCGCGGGAGATGATGACCAAGCTATCTTTAAATGGGCCGGTGCAGATGTTAATAGTTTTATAACCCTGGGGGGTGAATTTATTAAGTTAACTCAATCCTATAGAATTCCAGCTAAAGTACATGAATTTGCAATGAAAATCATAAATAAGGTGGGTAATAGAATTCCAAAAGATTGGCGTCCTAAAACTGTTGAAGGAAAATTATCTACTTATTCTGATTTTAGACATATAGATATGTCTAAAGGAGAATGGTTGGTGCTTGCTCGAACTCGTTCTATGTTGAATGATCTCGAAAATACTATTTATCAAAATGGATTATATTATAAAAATAAATATAAAAAATCATACGAACAAGATTTATACGAAGCAATTACTGAGTGGGAATCCTGGAGAAAAGGTGAAACTTTAGATTATACAAGAATAAAAAGAATTTATAGTTATATGGATGAATCCCATGCAAACAAAAAATCATTAGTACTTCTAGATAAAGATAGTTTTTACTCTCTAGAACAATGTAAAAATAAATATGGATTAATGGTGGACGATGTCTGGTATAACGCATTCAATAATGCACCTTCTAAAAAGGTAAATTACATCAGAAAAATGAGACAGAATGGAGAGCAATTAAATAAAAAACCGCGTATTTTACTATCTACCATACATGGGGTCAAGGGTGGAGAGGCAGACAATGTAATTTTATTAACTGATTTAAGCAGACAAACTCTAAGAGAATATGAAAAAGTTCCTGATGATGTTAATAGATTATTTTATGTTGGCGCTACAAGGACCAAGGACCATTTACATATTGTAGAACCCAAAGATATTTATAAGGCATTTAGAATATGAGCGATGTATATAAAAAACAAGTGGGAGGATCTCATTATCAATGTATGGTCATTCAGCCATCAGAGTTTATAAATAAAAATAATTTGCCTTTCGCAGAAGGAAATGCTATAAAATATTTGTGCAGGCACAAGCAGAAAGGACAAAAGAAAGATTTAGAAAAAGCAAAACATTACATTGATATGGCAATAGAAAGGGATTATTCATGATACAACAGCCACTATTCAAACCACAAACAGAATGGATTCCTCCAACAGAGTTTCCAGATTTATCTAAGCATGATGAAATTGCAATTGATCTAGAAACCAAGGATCCTGATTTAGTAAAAATGGGGTCAGGCTCTATTGTTAAAAATGGAGATGTTGTGGGAATATCAGTAGCTGTAAAAAATTGGTGTGGTTATTATCCTATTGCTCATGAAGGTGGTGGAAATATGGATCGTCAGTTGGTTTTAAAATGGTTTCAAAATATTTTAAATACTGAGTCAGATAAAATATTTCACAATGCAATGTACGATGTGTGTTGGATTAGATCTTTAGGACTATCTATTAAAGGAAGAATTGTAGATACTATGATTGCATCTGCATTAGTGGATGAAAATCAAATGAGATATGATTTAAATAATTGTGCTAAACGATACATTGGCCATGGAAAAGATGAAGTAGCTTTATATAATGCCGCTAAAGAGTGGGGAGTAGATGCTAAAGCGGAAATGTATAAACTTCCCGCTATATATGTAGGGGCTTATGCAGAGAAGGATGCTGAAATCACTTTAGATTTATGGCAAGAGCTTAAAAAAGAAATAATTCATCAAGACATTTCTTCCATTTTTAATCTTGAGACTGAACTTTTTCCTTGTCTCGTTGACATGAGATTTCTCGGAGTTCGGGTGGACGTTCCAGAAGCTCATAAATTGAAACAAAAGTTAATAGAACAAGAAAAACAATGCCTGCACCAAATAAAAAAAGAAACAGGAATAGATACTCAAATATGGGCAGCAAGATCAATCGCACAAGTTTTTGAAAAACTTCAACTACCTTTTGACCGAACCGAAAAAACAAATTCTCCTTCATTTACAAAAAACTTTCTTCAGAATCACCCCCACCCACTGGTGAAATTAATAACCCGGGCTCGAGAAATAAATAAAGCCCATACCACGTTTATTGATACCATAATTAAACATTCTTACAAGGGTCGTATTCATGCTGAAATTAACCAACTAAGAGGAGATAATGGAGGAACGGTAACTGGGAGATTTAGTTATTCAAACCCAAATTTACAGCAAATTCCAGCAAGGAACAAGGATCTTGGACCCAAGATAAGGTCATTATTTATACCCGAGGAAGGCCATACATGGGGTTGTTTTGACTATAATCAACAAGAGCCTAGGTTGGTAGTACATTATGCAACTTTACAGAATCTTATGGGAATTGATGAAGTATTAGATTCTTATAAAAAAGGAGAAGCAGATTTTCACAGCATTGTATCCGAGATGGCAGATATACCTAGATCACAGGCCAAGACCATAAATCTTGGCCTGTTCTATGGGATGGGAAAGAATAAATTACAGGCAGAACTTGGAATTAATAAAGAATCTGCGGAAGATTTATTTAAAAAATATCATGGTCAAGTTCCTTTTGTTAAACAACTTATGAATGCTGTAATGCAGCGTGCTCAATTTTCAGGAAAAATAAGAACTTTACTTGGAAGACTTTGCAGGTTCCATCTATGGGAGCCCAATCAGTTCGGGATTCATAAGGCGCTGCCCCACGAACAAGCGCTCGCGGAACACGGACCAGGGATCAAACGTGCATATACTTACAAAGCTTTAAATAAACTAATTCAAGGAAGTGCGGCGGATATGACAAAAAAAGCAATGATAGAATTACATAAAGAGGGAATTATTCCACATATCCAGGTACATGATGAACTAGATATATCTGTGGCTACGCAGGCCCATGCAGAAAAGATAAAAAAGACGATGGAACACGCCGTAAACCTTGAAGTTCCTAACAAAGTAGACTATGAATCTGGACCAAATTGGGGTACAATAGAATAAACAAGGAGAAAAACTATGGAAAAAATAAAGCAAGAAGCTAAACGATTATGGGGATTAGCAGTGGCCAATAAGAAAGTTACTATTGGTATAATTATTGTTCTTATAATCTTATACGAACTAGCTACTAAATAAGTAATACGGAAAAAAATGAGTAAATGCACTAAATGTCACCACGACTGTCATTGTAACGGGGAGTTACACGGTGATGTCTATGGAACCTGCGCATGTGAAAAATGCAATTGTAAACCAAAGGCATACACTACTGAAGACGACTTCTGTGTTGGAGATGATTCAGGAGAATGTGAAAGTTGTCAATAATGGATAGGATATATGAGATACCATACATTGAAGACATTGAAGCTTCGAAGATTAAGTCTTCGGAGATTAAAAACATATCGAAGAAGACAAAGATATTTTACAATAATATTATTCATAATCATGTTTTGGTTAGCATGGTGTATGGGGCCTAACTAATGGAAAAAATAAAAATGCCCGAAAAAAGAAAATCAGGACTACTTTCTGGTAATCCTGTTTATAAACCTTTTAGATATCCATGGTGCTATGATGCATGGCTAACACAACAAAGGATTCATTGGCTACCAGAGGAAGTACCTATGTCTGATGACGTACAGGACTGGACCAAGAAGATTACACCATCTGAAAAGAATTTACTAATGCAGATCTTTAGGTTCTTTACCCAGGCCGATGTCGAAGTTAACAATTACTACATGGGCCATTGCATGCATGTATTTAAACCGACAGAAGTTAAAATGATGTTGTCAGTATTTTCTGCCATGGAGACTGTACATGTTGCAGCATATTCTCATTTACTAGATACAATTGGTCTTCCTGAATCTGAATACTCAGAGTTCTTAAAAATTAAACCTATGAAAGATAAATATGACTATTTAAATAAACAAACATCTCAATCACTTCATGATGTGGCAAGAACTGTAGCTATCTTTAGCGCTTTTACTGAAGGTGTTCAATTATTCGCAAGTTTTGCAATTTTGTTAAATTTCCCTAGACATAATAAAATGAAAGGTATGGGGCAGATCATTACCTGGTCAGTCAGAGATGAATCACTACACTGCCTTTCTATGATAAGATTGTTCAATGAGCTGATAAAAGAAAACCCAGAGGTTTGGACAACTAAACTAAAGGACGAAATTTACCAGGCGTGCAAAATTGCTGTTGCACAGGAAGATGCTTTTATTGATTTAGCTTTTGAGATGGGACCACTAGAAAATTTGGAAGCCGAAGAAGTTAAACAATATATTAGATGGATTGCTAATAGACGATTAACCCAATTAAATATGCATCCTCTTTATAAAGTAGATAAAAATCCTTTGGGCTGGTTAGATGCAATATTAAATGCCGTTGAGCATATGAATTTTTTTGAGGGAAGAGCAACGGAATATTCAAAAGCTGCTACCCAAGGAACATGGGCAGATGCGTTCGAGGATTTAAAATCTCCATATTTTGATATGCT